CGGAACGCTAGACGATCCACCAGCCGTTGTCACACTACCGAAATCCAAGGCAGAGAGTATATTTGCTGGGTCAAACACAGGAACCTTGTACACGTTGGTGACTAGAGGACCGCCGCCACTGCCCCCATCGCCTCCAGCCGGGACGGTCACTATGTCGATAGTGGCTGGAACAGAGCGATTAAGGGCATAGGACGCGGCCAACGCAACCCCACTTATGAGCAGGACGGCGGTAGCGACCAAGAGCACGGGCAACCAGACCTTCTTAGGCATTTTCAGATTTCTGATATTGAGTTTCATGCTTTCTTTGATTTCTCCTTCTTAATATTTGTCAGCCTGTTGCCCTCTCCAGAAGCACAGACCAGATTCCCTGTTTACTGTTTACGCATTAACCACTCTCACAATACCCGCCGCCTTCATCACCTGTGTGCATTTGATGCAATTCGCCACCGGCTTTCCCACTTCACCCTCATAAGGGTCGATTGTGCTGTGCCTCGTACTCCAGCAATAGAGCGTGGCTCCGTTGATGTTGATGCCGTATTTCGCTGCCTGAACAACGGCATTGGTTTCTGCGTGAATCGTCCTCTCACAATGATTGTTAATCATCAGGCATCCTACTTCCAGACAATGTGACTCCCCCGGAGGAGCGCCGTTGTATCCGGTGGCGAGAATCCTGTTATCCTTAACGATAACCGCTCCTACCGAAGCCCTGGGGCAAGTTGACCTAGAGGCAACATCTCGCGCTATGGTCGTAAAATATGTATCCCAAGTCGGTCTTCCCATGTGTTTGCAGTCTCCCTCTTAGTCAATAGGACTTATCCACCAATACTCGTTTGTTTGAGGTTCAACGTAGTACATAGAGTTGTCATCTGTCAAGACGAGATTCAACATATGCTCCCCGCCGACCTTCGGCCAGTACGGAAGATACTGGAGGCTCACCCAGTAGCCATCCTTGAGCGCCCGCCGCATGAACAGTCTCGCCACATCATCGCAGTCGGCCCCGTCCCAAGCAGCGATAAGTACAGGGGCACCCGAGAGATAATCCCTCAGTTCGTCGCCGTCGCGGAATTGACGAGGTTCCTTCCAAGTTGGGACGTAGACGGTGGTCGGAACGCTGATGTATTCCGTCCTGGTGAGGATGAGAGTAGGTTGAGTTGGTGTCTCTGGCTTGGGGATGGGCGCTACCTCAGCTATCCCATCTGCCACAGTGAACGACCCACTAACCACGCCGGAAGAGGAAGAGCCGCTGGTAATTTCAGCGGGCACAGCAGACGGCGCGCATCCAGGAAGGAACATCGTCCCAGCGATAAGAACGAGGAGCAATGGACTCATTTCTCTGCTCCTTTACTTTCCGGGGGTGCTTTCACGGCATTCGGACACAGCAAACAGGTACTCCGTCCGCAGTGCTCGCAGATCGGCGGCTCAACCTTGACCCGCCAATCATATCGTTTCTTCCTCTCGGCCACTTTACACCTCTCCCCTCTCGAACAATCTACAGGCTTCGTCACTCGGTCTGGCCCCCGGAGAGTTCTTACACGACTCGTCAGGATCATCGGTATTGTCCCAATAAAGGCAGTCGCGGCACAAAGGGCTGATATTCCATTCTTTTTCTAACGTCAGTGTCATTCGTATACTCTCCTCTCTGGCAACTCCTCGGACGCATCCTGGACTGCCGATTCCGTGGGTATCCACTCTCCCATCCCGGACGGCTGTCTCAGCTTCGTCCACTTCCCGGACGGCGAGACTTCCTCCACCACGGCCTCATATGAGATGGTTCGGTCGATCTTCAGCTCCACGAACAGGTAGCGGTGATTGAGTTTGAGTTCGGTAATAGGGTCGATGGTCGCTTTGTATGTCATTTGGACTCCTTCAATGCCTCAATTTGGTCGTAGCTGTTTAGATACCCCACGATGGTATCGACATGACAATCCAAGGGCTTGCAATGGCAACCAAGACGCACGACCCCATCCGACCCCTGTTCCCTGAGAGACAGAACCAGCGCCTTGAAGTCGGCATCTCGCGCCACTCGTTTGTAGAAGTAGGCACGGTGCAGTCGGATGACATCGTCTCTACTGCCGTGACGACCGATATGGAATGGGTTGCCGAAGACAGAGGATCGGTCGCAGAGGACATCGTACCGATCTAACTTGCAGTTGACCACAACGGCTGTGTTCTTGGCTTTTGGTGATGTGACAGCTACTCCACGACGCCTTAAGAGTTCTCTCAGCCCGTCAATGATGGTTCCACAATGTACGACAAGCAACGGAGGAAGCTCCAGCGCCTGCTTAACCAAGACGGTTTGGACAGCGGAAATGGCCTCCCTGATCTCGTCATCGCCTCTGGGTTGCCCTGTCCTGTCAGTCATCCCCATCAAGGTTTGGACTCCTCCAGTTCGTACTTTTTTATCTCACCCCAGCGTTTCCCGACCTTGAAGTCTACCTTGAGCGGCACCTTCAGCCTGACCACGCCGGTCATAATCCGTTTCTTCCAGAGCAGATACGGCTTCAGGATGCTCTCGTCCTCAGCTACTTGGTCCAAGAGGCTGTCGTGAATCTGCATTTGCGGAAAGGCATGACCATACCATTCCGTATTCGGCAATCCCCTCCAGATTTCGCTCATTGCCAGCTTAATAATCCCGGTTGCCGTCGCCGTGACGGGGAAATTGGCTGCCATTCTGAACCCAGCGCTCCGAATCGCCTCAATCGGACACGTCACTTCGGGGATATACCGGATGCGCCCGAACAGGTCGCGGACGTAGCCCTTCCGTCTCGCCTCCGCCGCTCTTTCCAACTGGTAATCCCGAATCTCCGGGTAGAGCTTGTAGTAATCGTCAATGAACTTCTGGCAAGTCTCCACGTCCCACGCCTCGATCTCAACAGGCTGGCCGTCCATCTCCAAGTCGGCAATGTACTCCACGATCTGACTGTGGAGACCTTCAGCACCGATAAGATAGATGATCCCGAATCCGGCCCGCTTGCATGGATAGCGGTATTTGTCCTTTGCTGCCTCGTCAAGTGGAACGTCAAAGAGTCTGGCGGCGGTCTCGGTGTGCGGGTCGCCGCCGCGCATGAACAGTTCGATCAGCCCTTTGCAGACGGCAAGATCGGCTTGGGTACACATCTCGACTTGGCCGTAGTCCGCCTCAGCTAGAACATAGCCGGGAGGAGCGATGAACCCGTTCTTGATCGCTTTGGACTCTTTGTTGCGTGTGGGGATATTCTGGAGATTTGCGCCTTCTCCGTTCTCATCTTTGGAGGAGCTGAGACGGCCTGTCGCTACCCTGGTGGTTTTGATGACGGTATGCATCCGGGGAACGCCGTAAGCGTCAGGGTGAGACGACCGGACCATGTTGTCGGCGTAAGTGCCTTTCAGCTTGCTGAGACCGCGGTACTGGATAATGCCCTTGGCTATAGGGTGTCCCGTCTTCTTCAGTTCGGAGTCGTCGGTCGAGATTTCCTTGCTGGGGGTGAATCCGGTCGGCTTGAATCCGAGTTCTTTGTAGACGACGGTAGCGACTTGGTCGGAGCTATTGGGATTGAAGGGGTGGCCGACCATCTTGGCAAGCTCGGCAGCCTTGAGTCTCATGCGCTTGGCGTAGTCGGCGGAGAGACGACGGTAGTGCTCAACGTCAACCGCCATGCCGTTCGCCATCATCTCGTCCACAAGAGGGAGAATGTCAAGGTCCATGTGGAGGACGAAGTCAAGACCGAGGTCGGAGATCATGCGGGATAGTTCATGCTTGACCCGGAGCGTCACGTCAGCGTCTCGCACACTATATTGGACAGCATCAGACAGCTTTATGTCGGCGAGAGATGCTTCCGGCATCGGGCCTAAAGTCACTTCCACCTCAGCGCGCTCGACAACAGTAATGTCGTTCCAGCGCTTGTACGGATCGTCCTCGGCGTTGTCTACCATCGCGGCAAGGATACCGGCAATCTTGCGAGAGATGTGCCACGGCTTCTTGAGCCTGGTAAGGACAATGCCTTTCTTGTTATCCCATTTGGTCTCGAAGACGGGTGGAGGGTCTGACCACGTACGAGATGCAGCAGTGTTGAGATAGGCCAAAGAGAGGCTGCGTTGTCCTGGCCTAACCATCTCACGGTAAGTAATCATGCGGACACCGCAGAGGCGGGAGGCGAGTTCCTTGAGTCCCTGGGCGGCTCCGACGAGATAAGCCAAAGTCATTGTGTCTTGCATCCGGGGAGGGAGTTTGAGGTACTTTACGTCGTTGAGGTAGAAGTGGACGATGGCTGTGGCATCCCAATCGGAGAGATCGAAGCGGGTTCGACTGTCCCCGGGCTTGATCGGAACAAACCAGCCTGTGCCGGGACGTGTGGAGATTTGGACGCTCCAGAGGCGGGAGCCGTTCTCGATAGTCTCGACATCGACAGCGAACTCTCCTGTCAGTTCGGCGTCAGCCTTCAGTTGCTGGAACAGCTCGGGAGTATCACAGACACGATAATCGGGATCGGGATAAGCGTCTACGATATTGTACTCGGATACGTCGTGGCCTTTGACTAAGCCACGGAGAACTTGGAAGTCGCTGGCACAATGACGGATGAGGGAGGTATCCCGAAGAGCGGCAGCAGGATGATAACAAGGGAGGAGGATGACCGACCGCTTGTTGACTGTGATTTCGACGGGTTTGCCGTGAAGATGCTCGACGGTGCCAGCGCTCTGACCGAGAAAGCGGGCGATGGCTGGAGCGCCCATAGCGACGATAATGCGAGGTTGGACAACGGAGAGTTCCATGTCAAGCCACGTTGAGCACATGAAGATTTCGGATGCCTTGGGAGCGCGGTTATTGGGAGACAGGCAGTGAACGAGGTTGGAAATGTAGACGAGATCACGGGGCAGGCTGATCGAGAACAGGAGAGAGTCGAGGTACCGGCCGCTCTGCCCCACAAATGGCTTACCCTCGCGATCTTCATTGAAACCCGGATTCTGACCGACGAACATAACCTCGGCGGGAGTAGGTCCGATGCCAGGAACGGGAGCTGTGCAACCATTGCGGAGGTCACAGTCACGGCACTCGCGGACGAGGTTCCCCGGGAAGGGGAGAGTGGAAGGGTCGGGGAGAACGACCGGGGCGCGGTAACGGGAACGGGAATACATGATCTATCGGACTCCTTCCTTCGCCTTGACCACCTGGAACAGTCCGAACCTGCACCGGCTATTCATGTTGAAGAAACAGTTGTTGCAGGAGATGGTACCGTTCCCCAGCGGGCAAGGATCGTGAAGAGGACCGGAGACAGCCGGGACAATAACGTGAACCGGATGCTGATTCGCATAGTGAGCAGCGAGACCAGCGGGAGTATAGGGTCTGTCGTCTTTGCACTTGGGACAGGCCACGTAGCCGTTACGTAGATTTACCATCTTTGGACTCCTTCCCCTGTACGGTCATCGCTTCCAGATCAGACTCTCTCACCCGCCACAGTTTGCCGAATCTGTACCCCTTGAGCTTCCCGGATCGTAACCAGTGCTCTACGGTGTTACGGTGAATAGTGAGGCGGTCGCAGACCTGTTCGATGGTCAAGTACTTGTTTTCGCTCATATATTACACACGATAGCACAATACTGCATATTTGTCAACACTGTTTCAGGGAAACTTTCGTACTGGGGCCGCCCTACTGCCGCCCTCCTAACTGTGCCACGGCTTTCTCTGCTGTTTTCTTCCCTATCCCCTCGACCTCTTCCCACTCCCTCACTCCAGCCGCACACATCTCACTAACCGACCGGAACCGCGCCTCTACCGCTTTCGCCCTCTCCCAGCCAATACCATCCAATTCTTTCCCAACACGGCGCACGAGGCTCGGTTTACGGAGCAATTCCAGTCGGTGAGGCGCGGAGTAGAACTGGTGGAGGCTGTTGTGGTTCTCGGGAAGCTTTTGGAAATTGAGCCAGATAGCACGGACGGCGGCGGCGGTCTCTTCTACGCTGGAGGTGCGGTGATACAGGATGCCGAGATCACGCTGGATTTCGAGGAGGTACTGGGAGAAGCGGGAGTAGGAAATGGGCGGCTCGACTGGTTGCCATGATCGGCGGGGGCGTTTGTTGTGAAGGAGCCTGGAGAGAGTGATACCGCCAGAGATGACGGGTTTACGATAGGAAAGAGTTTCCACAAGGCCGGTCTGGGGGCTGGGACGGAGGTCACGGACTTCGAGGATGAGAACGAGATGGGAGAAGCCTGCTTCGTGGGCGTTCTGGGCTTGATGGAGGTAGCGGCCCTGAAGGATGCAGTTCACCATGTCCTGAAGATGTTTCCTTTCGATGCAGACACGGATCGGGACGCCTTCGGAATCGGGATAGCCGAAGAAGTTGATATCGCCGAACCGGATAGGCGCGGAGAGAGCCATAGTACCGAGGGCGCGGAAGAGATCGCGGTCATTCGGAGCCTCCGTGCAATAGAGACAAGCGGTCACGATTACTCTAACCCCGCCGTCGGATCATAGCCATTCTGTTTTCGGATAGCCTCGATGGACATGATCTTGTCCACGCCTCTGACGCGCAATCCAAAGTCCTCACAGAGTTTCACGACCTCGTTAACAGCCGGGGTCACAAACACGTCCATACCATACTGGTGGAATGGGCGGAAGACACCGTTGAGCTGAAGACGAAGACTCCCGACTAATTTCTGGTATTGTTCGTCCGTGAGCCAATGGATTTGCGGGCCGTACGGATTATCGGGCATCAGCGGCCTCCAGCTTCTTGCCTGTCTGCGCGGCCTGTGTTCGATTGAGCAGCCAGATGGCATCCAGCACCAGACCGCACTGCCCGGAACCGACAGTGATAGAGTAACCACGGGCGCGGGCTATATCGTTAGTGGTATCGAGGATAGCCGTGAAGAGCGGCTCGACGCGCAAGGGATTGACGGGCTTGGAGGACTTGGAAGAGGGACGGGATTGCTCAACCATGCTTACTTCTTCTCCTTCCCGTGCGCCATGTTGAGCAGGAACGGGAAGTTGCACAGAGGGCCGGAGAAGCTCCTTCCCGTGAGAGGATCGTTCGGACGGCACTTCAGAACCTTGAAACCGAACTCGGCCTCCCCTTCAGCACCGGGAGTACGGAACATGGAGAGCCGGACCTGAACAAGGAACGGGATTTCGCTCATGCCAGCGATTTCGTACTCGGACGTGCGGACGTTGTTGACGTATTTCGGCTTGACTTTGTGAATCAGAATAGTGTTCATGTGCGAATCGTACGCTAGACGGAGGAACTCCCGCCAGTCGTTGTTGGAGAGAGTGTACATGTGCGGGAGAACTTGGGTGAGCCGACCGAACCGAGCGAGACGGCAAAGTTCATAGGCCTCTGAAGTCGTATCCAGAACAACTGTTCCACTCTTGAGTTTGTAGGCTGTCTCAGCGTCCTGACGGAGAGACTCCCAAAGAGCCTCATAGGTGTCTTTTTCTGCCGACTTAGGAACCTTGATGTCCTTGATGAGGATGCGCTTGGCGGGCTGGCCCTCGAACCCTGTCTGGAACTTCTCGACCACGCCCTCAGTGCCAATGTCGATGTTGAAGTAGATGATAGGCCCGGGAGCGGTGCAGGAGAAGTGAGTCTTGCCTGTGCCCTCAAGTCCCTCAATGGAGGCCACCAAGCGACGACGACGCTCTATCACTTGGTCGGAGAAACCGGAGGCTAGGAGCTGTTCGATAGTGACTTCGTCCGGTTGCATGGGTTCGGGGACGGAGACAGAACTGGAGGGAATGAGTTTGGGGGATGCTTGCTTGATCGGTTTAGTTGTCACGGTTGGGGTTACTCCTTACTGTTTCTATCGGTTCTCTCAAAGTCGGAACAGGGAAAGGGATGTGTGCTCCGGCTCTCAGGGAACCGAGGGGAACGTTTCTCCCCTCGGCCCAGAACTGTGATTGGTGCGCGGTTCTCAGACCTCCCTAGTCTTTCTCAACAATCTCCTTGACGGAGACCGTCGGCTCGGCGTCACCGGCCTTCCAACCGAAGATGTCGCGGGCTTTGGTCTTGGCTTGTTGGAGCGCCTCCTTGGGGCCGTTTGCGTCGGCGGTGTAGGTGACTGAGTTGCCGTATTGTTTTGCGGTGACTTGGTACATGGGTATTTGGGACTCCTTATGTCAGATTTGGTCTATGACTAGAGGGAGCGGGGAGTCTCTTGTGTCCGCTGTCGCCGTTAATCAGCATCAGCCTGTGTTCCCGAATCCCCCCACTCCTCTCTGTAGCCCCTTTTTGGGCTATTCCTTTGAGCTATTCCTTCGAGATAGTCTCGCCGTCAACCGTGAACCCGGCCTCGGTCAAAGCCGTCTCCACAGCTTTTGTGAAAATGGCCTTGGCAATGGCGTCGCGGTTCGGGTTCTTGGCGAACGCCTTGTCTGAGTACATGGTCTGGGCGAGATCAGCCCGGGTGACGGTGCTGTCGTCAGCGGCCTCGATCTGTTTGGTCACATAGGCTACCGCTGCTTCCACGATTTCGGCACTGGGGCCGATAGGAGCTTTGGCTCCGGGCTTTCCAGCAACAGGAGCGGCAGCGCCTTTCTTGGCTACTTTGTCCCAAGGGAGTTTCCGAATCTGGGACGGGACGCTGATGATCCTCTCGCGAGCGCCTTCCACGACGGGTCGAGCCAGACCGGAGCGCTTCGGCTCAGGGATAGCGATGTGGAACGCCTCCAGACCCTCCAGGACGGAGATATCGTCGCCGAGCTTGTTCTCTGGGAACCCGGCGTTGACCAAGTTCGAGGTGTAGAGGAAGAAATTGCAACTGTTCGAGATCGCCGTGCGCTGACCGATAGAGACGAGATACTTGCCCTCGTCATTCGGGGAGGCGTTCTCGTTGTCCTCGGAAGGGGCGAACTCTTTGGGATCGCCGATGGAGTATTCCTGCTCGAACTCGGTCCCTTCATCGCTGACGGTCTTGAGACGCATGGCGACGGTGCGAGCGGGCTGGCCGTCCCTACCGAGAGCTGGAGTGCCGTCCTTCTTCATGTATGCGAAAATGTTGAACCGGGCTTCCTTGACAGTCAGGAAGACATCCTGCGGGACTACGCCGCCCGCAACTGCTTCAGATGGTTTCAGTGATACACCCATTGTTAGACTGTTCCTCCTTTAGATTTTTTGTGGTTTATCATACGCGCGGACTCCGTTTATCATCTGCTTTTAGGTCATCCAGTTCCTCCTGATATCTGTTGACACTGGCGGAGACCGTCGCGTAGTACTCGGCGGAGAGCGGCCTGCGCCATAGGTGACGGCATGTTCTTCCCCGACTCCCACCGCTGGACAGTGGCGACGGAGACGTTGACCTTCCCGGCAAGATACTGAGCCGTCATGTGGAGTGCGGTCCGGGCTGCCTTGATTTGTGCGCCGTCTAATTCGACCATAATGTGTAACGTACCATATGGGTGACTATTTGTCAAGCATGAAATCTACTTCATGGTTTGGAATGGGTTTCGGGTTGAGTTGCGGTTTCTGTCGCCGTTTCTGTGACGAGTTCTGTGGCCGCTTCTTGCTTGATGCGGGAGAGCCACGCCTGAAAGCCTTCAGGAAGGCCGTCATTCGGCGAGGGCTGTAGGATTCCGCCTGTTTGAGGGGTATCGCGGCGCTGGGAGCGTTCTGGCGCTGTCAGGGGGGCGGCTGGGACGGGGTACTGAACCACCGTCCGGCCCTTCTTCTGGAAGACCCAAAAGTAAGAATGATATTTTCGGGCATGGGACTGGTTCCACTGATTGGGGCTGATAATACGAGTGGTAGCCGTGAGGATAAACAGGTCAAGCGGGTAGTAGCCTACCTCGTAGGCCATATTCATCACGGCGACATGGCTCATGTACTGCTTGGCAGACTCTACACTATCCTGACATTTGAAGACCAGAATCCCATCCAGGCGCAGAACGCGATAGAACTCTAGAAGAGCCTCGCGATAGAACTCCCGCAGGACGGGAATTGAGGAAAAGTAGGAGAAACGAGTCTTGATGATACCCGGCTTACCGTCCTTACGGGATCCCCCGACAAAGGGAGGGTCGAAGACGATACTGACCACAGAGCCGTCGGGCAACGGCAAACTACGACAATCGGACTGCTGAACATCCTCTCTCTGCGGAGCCAAGTCGAATCTCATCTTCGGCTCAGGGACAACCCCGTCTTTGTAGAACACACCAGCAGAATAAGTCGGGTCTAAGTCGAAACCGTCAGGACAGTAGAGACGGATAATGTTAGATAGGATTTCCCGCTGATCTTGGGAAACAGATTTCACGAGATCGCACTGATTGTTAACCATAGGATTCGGACTCCTTCTACCTAAACTAACGGTTCCGGCACAGATTTCAGGCTGCCCCTGTACCGCTGCTGGAACCACAGAGGGGCATAGGCTTTGTTCTTATACCACCACCAGGAGAAATTGTCGTCAAAAAGCGCCACTTCGCACCGCTGTGTAAAACTCCGACTCGCCCGACCCGCTTCCTGAATGAATACTCCCATCGCTATAAAGCTAGGCCAGTCTTTGTCGTCCTCAGTACGCGCCTGCATCACAGGGTCTTTGACATCCGGCCACGGGACCTTACCCACGCCTATCCACCTGACTCCAGTCTCCTCATCGAAGTCCCAACCGGTCGTGACGGACGGAGAAACGAGAATGGCCGGGGCGTCCATCGTCTTGAAGCGTTCCACGACCCTGACCACGTCGGCGGTAGAGTGGGAGACCATGATGTTGGAGAACCGAGACCGCTGGAGGAGGAGATTGGCGCGGTCATAAGAGACGGTGAAGATGATGCCCTTCCGATCCAGACGGCGGGCAATGTACTGGTCAATGCGGGCGACCCACAGAGCCGTGCCATAGTCGTCGGTACGGTAGTTGATGCGCGCCGTGGGGATATGCCAGATCGGGGTGTTCTCGGGGGGGAAGTAAGAAGGCACGTCAATCCAGGCGCGGTTCTCAGGTTCCGGAGGGACACCCAATGAGTCGGCGGTCTTGGGAGTGAGAATGGCCGACATGAGGAGGACTTTGGGAACGGTCTGGAAGAGGGTGGAGCCGTATGGGTTCACCCAGCGGGGAGTGAAGCGCCAGCCGTGATAAGTCTTCTGGATGACCCACTTCCCGGACGCTGAGGACATGGACTGGAGGCGGTTGGAGACGGACTTGGAGGTGCGGTAGGCGTGGGAGAGGCCGCTGAGGACGGTGAGACCCTGCTGACGACGGGACTTGATCTCGGCCTCGTACTCCTCAACGCGCTGGTCGGCACGAGAGAGATTGGAGGCCGCCCACGACTGCCAGGATTCCCAAGAGGCGAGAAGAGCTGGGTCTTCGGCGGTGGGGACGGGGAAGGAGATACCGAGGGGTTCGATGTCGAGACGGGAGAGGAAGACCGTCATAGCGGATTCGACAGCACTAAAGGCAAGATGGGCCTCGTCCCCCACGAGAAGCTGCACCTCACCCAAGCCGGAAGAGAATCGGGTCTGGGCGAGCCAGTAGGCGTAGTTGGTGATGATGAGTTTGGACTTGAGAGCGAGATCGAGTTGACGGCGGTAGAGACAGGCCGTCGATTTGTATTCGCAGGACATACCCTCGTGGCAGGGGCCTTGGTCGGCGGTGATGCCGGGGACGAGGGCGCAGGAGAAGTTGTTCTGGCCTTTGACGAGAACTCCGCCGAGAGGTGCCACATCTTTTTCGTACTGGGACATCAAGCCTTTAGTTGCTGTGAGAATGACCGTGCGAGCACCAGACATCTTGGCAATGAGAACAGCCTCCAAGCTCTTACCGATCCCGGTCGGTGCAGCCAAGCCGCAGAATCGCTGGTCGCCGTGAAACCAACCCATAAGGGAGAGAAAGGCATCCTCTTGACCGGGATTCCAAGACTCGAACTTGGGGAGACCGAGAAGTTGAGCGGGGGAAGGGAGAGTGGACGGCATTAGTAGTTCTCCACTCCAACCGAAGGGGACACTTTCTCGACCCGGGATCGGCGGAACTCGTCACGGAAACCGCGGAACCCGACGACGTGCTGGTTCTGGAAGGCTCTCTCCTCGTTGCAGTACCGGCAACGACCGAGGGAAGTCGCGGCGCGAGCGGAGGAGATGTCCCACCAGTGGGAGCCGGACGGGGACAGGGAACATTGACAAGTGGAAGGGACGATGACGGACGGGGTAGGACGCGCTGGGCGGTCAGCGACAGTCATTGGATTGGTTCCTCCTTATTACTTATTACTGTATTAGGGTATATCTATAGTACAAAATGGTGGTACGAGTGAACAGATGTACCAATTTCTCATTTTGGTACATCCTTACCAACTAAGTAAATCTATCTTGATTTTGCTCGCGAACGCGTTAATATCCACCCGACGAAAAGCCACTAAGCGACGCATGTAGTCGGACGCCGGGAGAAAGTACTGCTCTACGTTATGCTGGTCCCAGTCCCGGTTACGCAGAGTGGAAATGGACCACGCCATGCCGTGAACAAGAAGCTCATGGACATCGATGCCGAGCTGATTCTGCCAACCAGCCAACCGCTCCATAACGAATCTGGGAACCTCCCACACTACATTCACCGACTCCGGCTCGTCACGCCAACGGAAATTGAGTTGCTCCATCTGTTTCCTGATGACGGTGTGACCGTTCTTGGCCTGAGCGAACACCTCATCGTATTCGGCCCCCACGGTCTCAACTTCTATTACTTCCTCGTACCAAGACAGCATATGACGCGCCATACACTTCGTCATAACCCCGATACCGACACCCTTATGCAGCTTTCTCATACGAGCAGTCACGACTCGAATCGAGGAAGCCATCTCGTTTATCGCAGACCGGATATGGAGCCGCTGTGAATCGTCTTCACCCTCCCCAACATGACGGGCCTTCTCTGTGTCGCGGTAGTACTTCACCACGTCCTCCAGAGACAGATTGGAGGTGATCGGAGGAGACGGGTCGTACAACCGGACGCTCTCGCGAACCAAAGGAGTATCGACCATCTAGGAGATATCCCCAGAAACGATTTTCGGCGGACTCCCATAGCGTTCTAGCTCTCGCTTCGTTTTCACCCGGTTCCAGATCGTGCTATAGCACCGAGGACACCGGACTGGTTTGCGGATACGCGGCACCCAAGAGTGGCCGCACCGCTTACATGAAACACTGACGAGTTGGACTTCTATATCACCCATGTTGTGTAACATACACCTTCAGAGTTAGATTGTCAAGACTGGAGGAACGAACTAAGAACGGACTGACCGAAGACTGGTTTCACTATGTCCCTTTGCCCCGGAAACAGACTTCTTCGAACGAGCTGGTCTCCTAGCTGCCCTGACAACTTCCACCGCTATGTCTAACGTCATATCGGGAAACTCCAAACCAGCGGGAGACGGCTCCCCGGAAGAAGCCTTCCAAATCAGCTTGCCGTTCCAGGCGTAGACAGTACTCAAACGAAAGTCGAAAAGGCGCATCCCCCAACCACGATGGCTATTGATTATCTTCGCCTGTGCTTCCTCGGGGGACATACTCTTCGCTGACTCCCGACGCTTCTCCGCCACCCGAGAGGGTTGATCGAGATACGTGACCATGAAATCAAAGTAGTACTCCTTCGGTCTGGAATCAACGTCAATAGGAGGCTTCTTGGGCTTCTCCTCCTTGAGCGATTTCACTCCCCACGAGTCAGCGATCTTCCTGTATGCCGCCTCGCTTTTCTTTTTATTGTTGATATAGATCAGGGCAGGCCACTGATGAAA